AGCAATGACTTCGGCCGCATGTGCGTCAAAGTCTTTTAGGATCGTGGGCGTAAACTCTGGGGCACCGGCCTCGGCATCGGTCTTTCGCTGGTCGAGCTCCTTGAGCCACTTCGATTGCGACTCCCCAAGGGCAGCCATGGCCGCCGTCGCGGCGTCGCGCTCGGCGATCTCCTTGCGCTTGACGTTGATATCCTGCAGCCCCTGCGCGACTGTCTGCAACACGGAAGAGCCAAGGCTCGGCGCGAACTGCGGAAGTTCTCCTCGGGCCTGAGTCTGCTGGGTATATTGTGGAATCGTCGGCATGAACTATTTCCCCATCCCCGACGAGTACATTTTGAAGATGGTCCCCAGCGCCTGGCTCCGGCCCTCGTTGCGCGCCGCCTTGCCCTGCTGCTTGAGATTGAACGCCTTGGTAGCCGCGCCATAGCGGATATTCAGGGCATCCATTTCGGCATTGATCGCCGACTGCTCAATCACACCGGCATTGGTTCCGCCCCAGCCTGTTCCGGCCTGAGCAATGGCAGCTGCCTGGGCACCCATCAACTGCCGCGCGCTGCGCCGCTGCGTCTGCTCGTCAGCGTAGCCCTGGGCTTGTGCGACGCGCGCCTGGTCAGCGGCGGCTCGCTTGCCGCTACCGCCTTGCTTGAGGCTGGCGGCAGCCGACAGCATGAATGGAAGTGCTTCCACTGGTTAACCTCGCTCGTAGAGCCAGGCATCCGGCTCGTCTGGAAATTCATCGGACAAAGGGCCGCGGCGGGCAAACCCCAGCATTTTAAGGCAGCGCTCTCCGGCCGAGAAATTCTTCTCGGTCGATGCCCGCAGCCTACCCACATGCTGGCGCACCAGTTCGCGCGCCAAGCGGTAGAATCGAATCAGGTTCGAGCCCGTTCGAAGATCAATATATGACCAAAGCCACGCGCCAGGTCCATCGCAGTGCACAATTCCGCAGCAGCAGACAATGCGATCACCGTCGACGAACGTGGCCGCCGGCCCACCACCCTCAAGTAGTTCGCCATATTCAAACGTCGCGAAATTCGCGCCCCGCAAATGCACCGGATCCATCGCTGGCAGATGCCAGGCCTTGAATGGGACCGTTCTCATGTATATGTCCGCATCCGCGGCATGATGGCCGCAATTGTCATGGGAAGCGGTTGCTCCTGGCGAATTTCAATGCAGGCATCTGTGTCGTAGTCCCCTGGGAAATCGACATTGACGTCGCGGGATGCAATCGGCTCAGGGTCGTCCATGGGGGTGCTCGGATCTCGCAGGCTGATATCGTCGAGTCGCCCGCCGTACTGACCTACCTTGCCGCCGGCGGTATCGATGAACCTCACAGCCATCCGGTCGATGCGCTTGATCTTGCCCTGGCTGGTTCCATCGCCGCCGCCCGTGTCGAGGCGCATACCGATGTACTTAGCGATAAACTGCAAACCAATCTGCGCCTTGGTTACCGCTCTCGCGAGCGTGATCTGCCCGCCGGTCACTGCCTGCGACGGCTGCACGGCGCCATCGCCAAGAATCTGTACCGTCTCCCCCTCAAGGTGGTTCAGGCCCGTGATCGTCGTCGCCGAGGCCCCGGAGTATGTCAGGCCGGAGTCGACATAAAACGCATCCGTCTGATCGTCGCCGCCCACCCCATCCAGGTCATTCCCCTCAAAAGGAGACTCGAAGAATTCGACATAGCGCTTTGTCACGCCGTTGATCGTCCGGCGTACCTGGAGCCATACCTGCTCACGATCGCCATCCGGGGACGGAATAATAACAACCGACTCAACAGCTCCATTGCCCCCAATCGGATGCCGGTGCCAACCAGTAACCTCCTGCGCCTTGTCATAGGTCAGGCCAACCAGCCCACCGTTAGCCAGCACACACCAGACAATCGAGGCCGGCTCGCCCTGCCAAGCCATCGCGGTGATGCCTGATCGAGTAATGCGGTTCGAAAGGATAGCCATGTCATTCGAGACATAGCCGTCCGTCTGTATCTCGTAATCGATAGAAAGCAATTTCCGGCCAGCGCGCTGAACATATAGCAACGAGTTCCCGACCGGGACCGGCTGCACCGCGCGCACCCTATATTTCGACTGGCGCTCTATTTTCACATTGGCAGGGCCAAGCGCTTCTGTGGTCGTGATCTCCGACAAGGAGAACTCCCCGCCAGGGGTGCCTATCATCAGCACTTTTGTTGCTGAGAGCCAAAGTATCTCATTGACCTCAGAACCCGGCAGGATCGACCAAATGGCGTTATCCGTCCTGACTTCATTGTAAAAGTCGCCGGCCATGTTCTCGAAGTCATTGGGCACAGATGCCCATAATCTCTGTCTGCCACCCCACACAAGACGGCTTCGGAAGAACGACACGCTGCCGGGATATTCTGTCGACGTCGACCACGCACCAAGTGCCCAGCGAGTCGTAATGTTGGCAATAGCAACCACACCAGCCGGCAGTTGGGCGAGCCCGTTAGCGGTATCCACAACCACATTCGCCGTAACGACAGTGGTGGAAGTAAACACCGAAATCCTGGCAAGCCCGTATCCCGCGTCCTGATATGACCACTGCACGCCGGTCTTACCGTCGTAGGCCTTGCCTTGCAGGTGAATCGGCGGAGACGTGCCAGACGTCGCGGCGTTGATTGCCTTGTAGGTCTTGCCGTCGTATCGAACCAAGTCGTTCACGGCATAGGCTTTGCCGGTCTCCCACGGCAGCACGTCCAAATTCTGAACCTCGAGACGCACTAGGCGGCCGACGTCACTGGCCACGAACGTCGCCGCGGATGCCGTAATTGTTACAGCCCCGGTGCTAGCCGAGGCGTACAGGGTCGTTGCACTAGTGTTTTCCTCAAGGAATGGGCCTTGATTTGGCTGGTAGACCGTGAAGGCCCAGCTCAACGTGCCCAGCCTTGTCAGCTTATAAGGCGCGATGGTGCGCTTCTGATTCGCGATATAGAGCACGTCGCCCGACTGCTCAATGGCTAGAGCACAAGTTCCGTCCGTATTGGTCAGGTCTGCAGTGGCATAGGGCGAAACAATCTCATAGGGCACCGAGGGCGCGCTCTCAAGCCAGCCCTCGAGCGTGTAGAAACGGCAGTACAGGTTACCGAACTCGATCACATAGGCCTGGGTTGCTGAATATTCGAACTTAACCAACCAAGAGCGGTTCGCCGAAGTCTTAGCTTCCTTCACGAACCGACTACCACCGCGACGAATCGCAGGCCCCTGGACCATCGGCAGAAAGTTCTCGATCCGGCGAGCGCCATTGGCGTACTTCGCAATATCGGTGCGGCCATCGATGTACGGGGAAAGCTCCCCTGCATTGGTCGATGTAATAATCGGCGAGGAGCGCATCGTTACTGCGTCCGGCCCATAATCCATTCCTCATCCGCCGCGCTCTGCGTCGCCACCTGGATCGCGTTGGAGCGTTTAGCCTCGCGGATCGCGCGCTTGTAGGCCTCCATGCAGATCTGGCGCTTGGAGTCCGATTGAGTCAACCGCTCGCACAGTTCATCGGCAAGGCGTGCCGAAAGAGCTTCGCTAAAGTCAGCGGCAAAGAGCGAGGTGTCGGTGATCCTGGCGATGTAGCAGATCGACAGCGGCGCAGGAATATGGGTCAGAATCTTGTCACCCTCGACCGAGTAGAGCCTGGACATTCCTGCTCTATAGTCTGACAAGTCCGGCCCAGATTGCAGATCACCTCCCTCAATCAGTCGAAGCATGTCGTTGGGTGCCTGATATTGGTAGGGATACTCAAACAGGGGGGCGGTTGATAGCGCCGGCAGTTGGTCCCTGGCCAGCGTGAACCGCCAGCGATGGCGCGTCAGTTCCGCGTCGCGGACAGGCTCATAGGCGATGGCCATGGCCCTTGCCCGGTTGGTGTCGTCGGCTAGCGAAATGATGCTATCAGCCCCCAGGAGCTGCAGCGCGCGGTTAGCGATAGAGACTTCACTCATGGGATTAGCCTATGTCTTTCGACGAGTATTGACAGGGGCGGCGGCAGATTCAACGACGACGACGGCGCCGCGCCAGGATTAGCCAGGTTCCTCCAGTTGCCGATCCGCTGCCAGTTCCGTCTACCGCGAGAGCCATGACAACAGAGAAACCCAGAG